ATATACATACTATTAAAGGTCTCCGTGGTGTTGATCGTATCCCAATACTGATCACGGCCGCTGGTATGATATTTGGTGGTGATCGTCAGCTGATGATACAACGTGCCGAAAAGATTGTATATTCTGCTCAGGCAGTGTATACTAAAGGACATACTGATAAAAAGGTCAAGTCAATTGCAGGCTAAATTAATCATTCGCGACGAAGTTAATGTAAAGATTGAAGGACTGGAATTAACAGACCGTAAAAAACTAGTGGACAAATTCAAATACGAAATCCCCGGTGCTCGCTATCAACCAGCAGTCCGTCTGGGACGTTGGGACGGCAAAGTGGCGTTTTTTCAATTAGGTGGTAGCAGTTATATTAACCTGCTGCCGGAAATTCTGCCCATTGTGGATAACATGGGTTACGATATTGAAGTGCAGGACCTAAGAACCTATCGCACACAGTTTGAATTTTCGGAGTTTCACGAAGACTCATTCAGCCACATAATGTGGCCCGAAGGGCATCCTGCAGCCGGTCAGCCCATTAAATTTCGTGACTACCAGGTGGAAATTATCAATAACTTTCTTCAGAACCCACAGAGTATTCAGGAGATTGCCACTGGTGCTGGTAAAACCATCATGACGGCTGCACTGAGCAAAAGTGTGGAACAATACGGTCGTAGCATCATTATCGTGCCCAACAAGAGTCTTGTGACACAGACTGAAGCAGACTATCGCAACATGGGTCTGGATGTGGGTGTTTATTTTGGTGACAGAAAGGAGTATGGACATCAGCATACCATCTGTACCTGGCAGAGTCTTAACATACTACTGAAGAAAACCCAGAATGATGAGACTGATGTGACCATTGGTGAGTTCATCGAGGATGTAGTATTGGTCATGGTGGACGAAGTTCATATGGCCAAAGCTGATGCACTTAAAACATTATTAACCGGCGTGTTCGCCCATGTGCCCATACGCTGGGGATTAACTGGTACAGTACCCAAAGAGAAATACGAACAGGTCAGTATCTTCTGTAGTCTGGGATCGGTTGTTGGACAACTCAGCGCATCAGAATTACAAGAAGGTGGCCATCTGGCTCAATGTCATGTAAATATAGTACAGTTAGCCGATTATGTGGAATACAAAGAGTATCAGACTGAGCTCAAGTACCTTACTGAAAACGCCGAGCGTCTAGATTATATTGCACAGCTAGTGGATAAAATTAAAGATTCTGGTAATACTCTAGTATTGATCGACCGCATAGCAACGGGCCGACTGCTTCTAGAGAGATTGCCAAATGCTGTATTTGTATCGGGTTCCACCAAGGCCCAAAGCCGAAAAGACGAGTACGACGAAATTGCCACTAGTACTGACAAGATTATTGTGGCGACTTACGGTGTGGCCGCTGTGGGTATTAATATTCCTAGGATTTTTAATCTGGTTCTTCTGGAGCCCGGAAAGAGCTTTGTCCGAGTTATACAATCAATTGGGCGGGGCATTAGAAAAGCTGAAGATAAAGACTTCGTACAGATCTGGGATATAACCAGTACCTGCAAGTTCGCAAAACGACATTTAACAGCCCGTAAAAAATTTTACGGCGAGGCAAATTATCCTTTCACCGTGGAAAAAACAGACTGGCAATGAGAATATTTGTTTGTGGCGACAGTTACATGAGCCCTGATATAAAAGCACAAGGAATGCATTTCAGTGAACTGATGGGTGCTACAAGCTTGGCCCGTCCTGGAGTGGGCAACATAGATATCTGTTACCAGATAAATGAAGCGATAATGCAACAAGCTGATTATGTTATTATTGGAACAACGGATAGTGGTAGAATAGAATTGCCCATTGCAGAAGTTAAAGGTATAACTCTAAAGAACTTTAGGCCCGGTGCAGAGCAAGCCTACATATCAGATACTATACCTACATTCATCGGTGAAGAGCCAGATTTAATTGGTAAACATTCTCTAACTATGGAACAAAGAACAGCAGTTAAGCAATATTTCCTGCATATATATAATGCCAATCTAAAACAGGAAACTGATAGGTGGGCCATAGAATATTGGATACAGCAGTTACAGAGTCACAATATTCCCTACTTGTTGTTATCAAAAGATTTTTGTATATACAAATACAACACTGATTCGCCGTATACATTTCATACCGATGCCAAAACACAAATTTTAGCAGCCGAACTAATTAACAGAGAAATTGAGTAGAATGGAAAATATAAATTTATGCAAATGGAGAATATTCTGCGTATCCTTACACTAGAAAACCGATCGTACGAAATGAACGAAATCCCCAACGAGATTGATGAACTCAATTTCTGTGTGCTGGATAATAGTAACCCCAAGGAACCTGACTATTTCTTTATTCCCCTGATCTTTATGGAATCATTTAATAGTCCAGCTCTGGTATTAAAAATTGGTGAACATGTGGTCAAGATGCCAGTGGACTGGCAGTTGTTAATTGGAGAAAAGGATGTGGGGGATCTGGAAGTCGTTCCATTAACATCCATCAATGACCGTGGATTCAGTGCTTTTGCATTCAATCCACGTGGCAGTTTCCGTCCAGACTTTTATCCAGTTGAAATTGTGGATATCTACCAGGATGTTAAATGGTACTTCCCCAAATTAAAACCCGGTCAGATGCTGGCAGTGCCCCTGGAGGCCAATGTAAATAATCCCATGTGTGCTTATTTTGTCAAAGATATTAGCCGCCAGAGTGAGGTGGTAAATTACAATTTGGTGTGGTGATGATGGTCAAAAGCATTACGGAAATTACAATATATGAAAGTCCCGACGGTGGAAAAACGGTCTACAGTCGGACCAATGGCAATGCCCAGCGTAAGTTGTATTCAGTTAGTTCTGATCTGGAAACCGAAATGGATCGTGTTAAAAAAGAACAACAATGGTTAAACATACTCAAATTAAGTGAGCGTAGTCCCGCTTTACAAGAAGCCGTTGATCGTGCTATAGTACTATACGAATTGCAGAAAGGCGAGGGCGATGAACCCCCACTGTGGCATCCAGTATGAAGGAGTATCCCGAAGATGGACGCGGCGACCCATTGGATCATAGGGATATTCGTTCGAATTCAATATCTGCACAGCATTGGTATAATATTAAACTGGCCGCCGAAACAAATCCTGCATTGCAAGAAGCATTGGATCGTGTGGTTATAATTTATGAATTGGGAAAGAAATAATGAGCAACGATATCGAAAAAGTAGTACATGGCCGTAGAATTCAACAAAAGAATAGACACATTGCACGTCAGATTAGAATTAGACAAGCACATAAATTTCCCAATCCCACCAAAGACGGGTTTATAGAGAAACCGCATCGATACCATAAACTAAGTGGTGTAACGTGCGGTAGCAGCCATTGTTTTATGTGCGGTAATCCACGTAAGTTTTTCAAAGAACCCACTATGCAGGAAAAGCGATTTGATCAGAATGTGGATACAGTTCGTGATCGCCACAGCAACGGGATACTGCCACAAGATGAGTGATAAATTAAGTATTGGTAATGAAATGCGCCAGTTTGATCTGAAGAATCGTGACTTCTACGACAGTCTAGATGATCAGGAAGTTAAAAAGTTTGGACCGTTTTTAATGATACGCTGGGGCGCCACAGTGCGTGGCAGTGCCGAACTACAGGCATATTATCTAATGAGTGTCAACGAAAATCTCAATAAACATTTCTTTGATATCAGCGGTACACAGCATAAAAAACTACAGTGGTTATTAGCCACAACTGTAAGTCCCGGAATGGGTGTTCAACGACACGACTGGTTAGCTGCTAAAAAGAAAGAAACTGGAAATAACAAAGCTGAAAAGTTTTTGTTTCAGATATTCCCTAACCGCAAGCCAGATGAGATTCAGTTACTAGCCCAGATTAATACCAAAGATGATTTAAAGCAGATGGCCCGTGAACTGGGCTGGGACGATAAAAAGATCAAAGAGTATCTATGACGTTTGTTTGTAAGTATTGCGACAAAGACTTCAAACGTGAGTCTACGTTGACTGCGCACATGTGTGAACCCAAACACAGATGGCAACAGGAGAAAGAGACCTGGGTACAACTGGGACTCAAGGCCTATTTGCGTTTTTATGAAATGACACAGGGTAGTGCTAAACTCAAGAGCTATGAAGATTTTGTTGTCAGTCCCTACTACAAGGCCTTTGTGAAGTTTGGCAGTTATTGTCAGCAGATACGTTGTATTAACTTTGGTAACTATCTAGATTGGCTGCTTAAAAACAACAAGAAGCTGGACAACTGGACCAGTGACAAGTTATACGCAGAATGGCTGCCGGGTTATCTACAGAAAGAAGCTCCACAGGATGCTCTGGAACGAGCATTAAAGGAGATGCAGCACTATGCTGATGAACATTCTGAACTTAAAAATGGATTTATTGATTACTTTAGATATGGTAATGGTAATCGCATATGTTATCATATTAGTACTGGTCGTATAAGTTCCTGGATAGTGTATAATTGTGATTCTGGTATCGCCTTTTTGGATGGATTATCGTCTGAGCATGTCATGATGGTATTGCCCTGGATTGATCCCGATTACTGGCAAAGAAAATTCAAGGATCACATGGCTGACACTGAATGGGTCAAGGACATATTAAAGGCGGCAGGACTATGAAATTCTCATCAGATATTGATATAGACTTTCCCAACAGAGACGCTGCCCTGGCACATCTACGCTATCATCCTGCTGGAATCATGCGTGATGACAACTTAATCCGTCATAATACCGGCATTTACGCCACGAAAATACCCACTGATCCCTTCACTGGTGTCGCTAGTATAGACCACCACGATGCTGAAGAACGTGGATACATCAAGTTGGACTTACTGAATGTCAGTCTGTATCAGCGTGTAGAAAGTGAAGAACATCTGAATCAGTTAATGACACAGGAACCTGCCTGGGATCGATTATACGACCCAGAGTTTTGTGCTCAGTTAATTCACATTGGTAATCATTACGATACACTGATCAAAATGCCCGAAGCAGTTAACAGCATACCCAGAATGGCCATGTTTTTGAGTGTGATTCGTCCGGCGAAACGGCATTTGATTGGACAGAAATGGTCTGATGTGGCTCAAACTGTCTGGGACCGCCCTGTGGACAATGGTTACTACTTTAAGAAAAGTCATGCCGTGGCGTACAGTCATTTAGTGGTGGTTAACATGAATCTGTTGAGTAATGCATAAGTTATGGGTATTTGGGTGTAGTCACGGTAGCCGAGATTACAATTTGCTTGAAACCGAGTTAAGTTGGCCTGAAATAGTGGCCAATGATTTGGGATATACTCTATCAAATCAATGCAAGTCTGGCTATAGTAATGACGAAATTTTTAATGAAATTTTGCATTGCTATCAGGAAATCACGCCCAATGATTTGGTTTTAGTGCAATTCACTCATCCAGAACGAGTAGTACATGATGGAACTACTATGATGCCATCAGATCCAGCTCACAATTATTGGTACAAAACTGTAAATTCAGACGATTTTTACTATAACAAATTTATTCAGATGATTGCTGCCTGTGGTCACCTACTGTCCAATACGAAATATTACATCAGTTATGTTGACCCATCTTTATTAATAAAAAAATTCACTGATTCGGCTGTCAAGAAACTAGCTATGGACAGGGCTATAATTTTCCCTAAACTGACATTGTCCAAAAGTTTCCCGTTGGGGATTGACAATAAACACCTGTCCGCAGCGGGAAATCAGAAATTGGCTGATTGTTGGATTAACCACTTGAATCGAGTTAAGTAACCCTTCTCACCAGTGTAATACTGCGTCGTTTGCTACGCTTCATGGCCATGTCTTTAAGGTTAACCTGATGCCCCACACGTATATCCACATCCTTGCTATTCATGGTTTTAACACAGAACTTGAATGCGGCCCAGTCATTCTTCAAAAATACATTGATTGGGATGATCCTATTACTTTCCCACCACCAGGTCTCCCCCAATTCTAAGAATCGTTGCTTCTGTTCTGGCGTTCGCAAGCTGGCATAGTCGTAGATCGTTGTGATCTGCTCATCGGCATTTTGTATGATGCCCACATAGTCGTTTCCACCGTATACCAAGTATGTCAGGTAGGGGTACTGATCCAAAAGCTGTTGTATATGTTCCACGGTTTCCGATAAATATGTTATAAGACGAGCATAAAAAATGATCACTGTTCAAGCATATTTATATCCTAATACCGTAGAGGTCCAAGTTTTTGATCCTACTATTTTTACCACGAGGAACCGCCAAGTGTATAGCCGACCAATTAAAGTATATCAGGGTATAGATAACCCTGTACAAGTTATTATTAAAAACCAGGATCAGAAGAAGGTCAATCTCACTGGTTACGTCATGCAGGCCAGTATACAGGACCCTGTCAACCAACTCACTGTGGAAACCTACGCTGTCACATTTGCCAATATTGCCGCAGGACAGGGTAATTTCACCATTGATAAAGGCACAATAAATTCATTGGAACAACGTTTTTACAAACTGACATTTAAAACAATCAAAACATCAGATAACACAGAACAGCCTGTTTACGTAGACGATAATTATTCTGCCCCATTGGAGTTGGAAATATTACCAGCTTACTATGCTGAAACCATAGCTGAACAATCTGAAGTGATAATTGATGGCGGAACACTATGACCATATACGCAAATGTAGGCCACATACTATTAAAGCGTGGCAATACCATACAAAGCACAGCATACACAGGCCCATTGGGTGAACTTACGTATGATACTGATTTAAGAACTATACGTGTACACGATGGCAGCACTGTGGGCGGTAATGTTATACTGGTTAATCAAATAACATTAACTGCATATCAAACTTATGCCAATGCCAATGCAGCCACTCAAGCTGCCAACATCAACAGCATTACTGCTAATATTGGCAGCTTCTACACCTACGCCAATTTGCATTTTACTGATAGTTCATACAGTAATAGCAATGTGGCTAGTTATCTGCCGGTGTATTCTGGTAATGTATCTACAGCCAATGTAATTTTGAGTGGTAATACTGGATTCCCCGCCAATACCACAGCAGTGGTTGCCTGGGCTCGAATCACTGTGGGCACAACGGCATATTGGACTCCGCTGTATCGGTAATCTGACCAGTTGATTTAGTTCAACAATTCTGTTATACTAGCATGATGCTGAATACCATTCAGGACGCTGTGCGTCTGATCCTTCCTGGCAAACGTAAGACCAATTCATCGTCAGGATGGATATCATTTAATGCTGTGTGTTGCCATCACAATGGCGAATCAGCAGACACACGTGGTCGTGGGGGGATAATGTTAAATGCTGACGGTGGTATCAGCTATCATTGTTTTAACTGTAACTTTAAAGCCAGTTATCAACCTGGACGTCATTTAGCATACAAGTTCAGAAAGTTATTAAATTGGTTGGGTGCTGATGACAACACAGTCAAACGATTGACTATTGATGCCATACGAGTTAAGGAATTAATAGCACCAGAGCAACTGGTCAAAACTGAACCCGAAGCAGACATAGTATTCAAGTCCCGACCACTGCCTGACGAAGCACAGAGTTTTCAAGCACTCAACACTTTCTATACATTAAACGACAACCAGGATGTGCCAAAAGAGTGGCATACCGCAGTTTTATACGCAGCCAGCCGTGGGGTTGATCTGTCCCGATACGAGTTTTATTGGACACCAGAAACAGCATATAACCTCAACAAACGAATCATTATTCCTTTTACCTGGAACAACGAGCCCATTGGATACAGTGCCCGATCCGTTGAAGATGGAGTTAAACCTAAATATTTTACACAACACGAGCCCAATTATGTTTTTAATGTTGATAGACAACTACCTACGAGCCGCTTTGTTATTGTATGCGAAGGCCCATTCGATGCAATGGCTATTGACGGTATAGCTATATTGGGTAATGAAATAAGCGAACAGCAAGCAGATATTATAGACCGTCTGGGCCGTCAGGTAATAGTAGTACCCGACACTGACCGGCCTGGTCGTAAGATGGTGGATGCTGCCCTGGAATATGGATGGGACGTTAGTTTTCCAGTCTGGCAGGAGAGTTGTAAAGATATCAATGAGGCTGTGTCTAAATATGGAAAATTATTTGCGCTTACGAGCATTCTGGCCAGCGTAGAGACGAGTAAATTAAAAATTGAATTATACAAGAAACGCATATATAATAATCTATAGGAGAATACGTGAGCAAAGAATATAACGCAGACCTACAGAGATTATTTTTAGAGATGATGATGAATGACGCACAGAGTTTTGTGCGAGTTCAGAATATTTACAATCCAGAAAACTTTGATCGTAGTTTAAGGGCCGCTGCTGAATTTATTCAGCAACACACAGATCAGTACAAGACCATGCCCACACATGATCAGGTGCAGGCTGTTACTGGTGTAACTCTCAAGCCCATTCCTGAAATGGCTGACGGACACTACGACTGGTTCATGCAGGAGTTACACCA